GAAGTGGTGTCTGGGAGGCTGTAGGCGCGGATTACCCTTTCTTTGGATAGGAAGTTGTAAGCCGAAGCTATAGCATCTGCAAAGTCATCCTTTTTGGTTTTGGTTGATCTTTCACCATCAAAGTTTTCCAACTGTTTCATTATATGGTTGTAAGTATTCTCTGAAAAAGTAGACTTAACTATCTTAATCAAACCATTCTCTGCACTTGTTGCAAAAGGTAAGAATTTGGTAAGTTTATTCTTTGTGATAGGCATAGGATCTTTTTTATAAATATAACCCTCTTCTGCAAAATACTTAGCTTGTTGTGCCCATAATGCCTTACCCGCAGCAGCAGGGTCTTGCGGGGAAATAAGGTAAACTTCTGAACCGTCAAATTCAGCTTGCTTCAACATTACTCTATCCCTCTCACCAGAACTGAGATACATTGCACCTTGGATGTCATCTACTTTGTCATAAAAGTCTTCGTGATAGTCTCCCATTAAAGTATAATACCCATCTTTACTTTTGTGCATTTTTATACTTACTGTTGGATCGGGATTCTTATTTGACATAGTTCTTTCAGATGCTCCGAAATCGTATGCCCTAACAGTGAGACCATCCGTAGGTACTTTATCTACGTGGTCTATCCAATCACGCTTAAAGTATTTACTCCCGAATGCAAATTCTGCCCAACAACCATGTAAAAGTTGAGCTTTATCTATTTCATTCAAACCTTCTAGGAAGCCGAGGTACGCTGGGTTGCTCTCAATCATCGGAGGATTATCATAAATATTTGCACTCACGAAACTGAAAGATAGTATTAAGTTTTCCCAATCTTTTTCAGGGATATCAAATCTTGTACCTAATTCTTCTCTGGTTTCTCCCCATACATATTCACCGTCTCTTTGTAGGAAATACCTAACTAAACCATCCTTTTTAGGGTCAGGGTATCCGTCCTCTGTCAAGTAGAATGAGATCATTTTCTTAATCTCATGAGAGGGTGACGGGTTACAAGAAATAACCATACGGGAAAAATGTTTTGATTGTGATCTGAGTCGAGACATGAAGTATTCTATCTGACTCCATTCGAATTGTGTCAATTGTGTTCAAAGATGTTTGCAAGTCATCTTCCGCCTATTGTGGCTGCTCTATGTCGCCATAGAAGTTCAGACTATATCATCACCTGTTCTAGGTGTCCCGCGCTTCCACAACCATTAGCTTGTTGTGTACTCCTTTTCAGGATAGTCGTTGCACGGTCTCTTTCGAGCTTCGCTCAGGATTACCTACTAGAGGCTTCCCCTGAATTCACGGGATTTGCTAAATGTATTCCTACATTAAGGGGCTACAATTAACCCTCATCTATACCAACAAAAGTCCATTGCAAACCTTGGGCATTTAGTTTACTTTGTTCTACATTTTCTGCTTGTTGATATTTTATCTTGGCACCATTATAACTACGCCTACCTTTCTCATCTTTAGTAGGAAATATAACTTCTAGGTCACCTGTTTTAATCTTTGGTCTTATATTATGAGGGAGCTGATTGTATATTCCACAACCTGTACTAAATATACCACCTGCACCTTTTATCTGGGGATTAGTTCTACGGAACATTACCATTTCCGAATTGGGGTCATCTATTAACATTAAAGGGATCATTTGCAATAGATAACTTTTTCCTGAACCAGCCATTTTCAGGATCGGTTTTAGAGGCGTTACTCTCTTTCCACAGTTTCCTGTGTTGTCGGATCATATCTTCTATGTTATAACATAGCCCTACGTTTGGAAGTCACTTGACTCCTACATCGTTACACTCATCACGATTGATCTCTACACCCATGAATTTAATCATTCGGCTCGATATTAGCTTATGCATCACACTTAGCCTTCATCGAATTAGCAGGGTTATTTAATGTGGAACCACTGGATTTTTAAGCTCCACCTATAATTGTCACCTGTGTATCAGAAGCCCTTTTAAGAATAAGAGCTTGCTTCTCGCTGGCGGGTTTGAAGAGCGGTTCACTCTTCTTTTTCTTTGTCATTCTTTTTATCCTTTATTAATCTATTATATTTAATACCTAATTCTTTCCTTTTACTTTGTACTGTTGTTCTTGATAAGTTTAGTAAAGATGAAACTTGTTTAGTAGTTAAACTTGTATCTTTTATTAAAAATAATTCAGCTTCTGTCCACTCTCTTTTGGAAACCCAAGACCCTTGTTTTACAGCAGGAATATTAAGTTCCCTTCTTTTACTAGTTACACGAGTTAAAGGGATATTGAATTTTTCCGATAAACTGGAATCACTTTCTATACCTAGTAAGTTTACAAGTTCTTTAGAGAGATTATATTCGGGAGATTTGAATTTGGGGATTTTTAATAACTTCCTCCTATCACTTATAGAAGAAGTGGATATACTTATAAAATTAGACAGGTCTTTATCAGACATAGTACCTAGTAGGTTATCGTGATCTGTCCAATCGAACTTATTAGCTTTTACGTAGGAAGGTATTCCTGCCCCTTTTCTTCTACTGGAAACTATATCAATACTGGTACTTGTCTTTTCCGCTACAACTCTATCGGGATACTTTCCTAAAAGTTTATTCCATCCATCTTTCCATTTAACTTTAGTTGCACCATCACCTCCTAATGTGATATTATACCCATTAGGTGACACAGTGTTGAATTTTTCTATGGCCTTCACTTCTAACTCATCTATGTACTTGTCTTCTCCACAAACTAGCAAGTCGAAGATAAAGGTATCAGACCCGTACTTCTTAATTGCACTTTTAAGGACACTGCAGTTAGTATTCATACTTTTGTGCTGTGACCATCTTCTTTCAGGATCTATAGTAACACCTATGTACATTTTATTGTTTAAGGTGTTGGTAATCTTATACAACCACTTCAAAACATCTCCTCATAAAATTAACATTATTAAACTATTCCCATTACCCAATACTACCACACCATCTCAACAAAGTCAACACCTCCACTTGCAACTAACCTTACGCCAAAAAGCAGCTATCCTCACAAAAGAATAATTTATAAAAGTTTTTACTTTACAAAGTCCACACTCTTTCATAAGTTGTTTATAATATTTGTGAATGGTGATCTTATCATAACCGTCCAATCCGTGAGAATGTCTATACATCTGGCTTAAAACGTCTAACACTAAGCTTGGCAAGTACATCACACTCTCTCCATGAACAGTGATCTCCTCTTCTCCAATACATCTCCACACATTCCAACTGTACCCTCTGTAGATAGTAAGCTTTCCTTCAGGACATATTTCCGCTAATAAATCCCCTTGCCTTGAATAAATATAATGAGGAATACCGTTATATTGAGGCGTGTGGAACGTTATTTCACAGTAAGTAGTGTAATCATACTCGTTAAGGTCGTTCATAGCTCTGTCACTCTCTTAGACATGTAATTGTGAGGATTATATTCTTATTATTAAAGTATGTCAAATTTTAGGCAAGAAAAAGCCCCAGCCGAGGAGAGGCGACTGGGGCTTGAGAGTTCCCTTAAAAGGGATGCACCATGTGGAATGGTACGAGGAGAGACTTGGAAGTCTTCTTTTTGTGGAAAATTTTTAGAATTATTATTTTAATATAGGAGGGAAGTTTTTATAAATATGATCAGTTTACAGAAGATGGTTCATCATTATCAAATTGAATATCTAAATAAGGAGCGAACTCTTCTTCAATTTCTTCATCTTCTAAATTAGAATTAGCCTTCTCTTGAGCAAGTTTAAGTTTACGCTCTGCCTCTGCTAAAGCTTTCTGTTCCTTTTCAAAAGCATTATTATTATCCAATACTTTAGATACCACTGTTAACTGTGTGTTCTCTTTGTACTTAGTCGGATTATATGCTGGAACATATTCATTTAGGAACATAGGATTATCTTTAGAAGGTTTCTTAGATGCGTCAAAATTAGGATTCTGAACTTGTACGATGTTAGCCTTACCTATGTTAGCAGGATCAGTACTTTCATCAATATCTAAAACAAGTCTTTCTAAAATGTCCATACTCTTACCAGAAAGTTTTGCCATACGTTTTTGTACACGTACATAAGCTATCTGATGAGCATTCTTCATTTGATCTTCTATTAAAGGAGCACCACCTTTGTTGGTTTTATCATCTGCCATAAGGATTTCCTTTTAATAATCTACACTTCTATAAATATTCACTTCAATCAAAGTGGCAATCTCTTCCATCAAATCATACTCACTTTCATGAATACCTTCATACTCAGAATAGTCACTTCCTGTTGAAGATTGACAACGTGAGCACATATCTTCTTCTACGATTGGATAATTACCATTGCTACCATCTAATGTGATCTTAGTGACTTTATTCGGATTAGTTTTATGTTGGACTACTATTTTCTTGAATTGTCTGGTGCGTGGTAATTCTTTGTTGCAGCTTACACATCTACACATGGAATACCTCTTGAATTTGGAAGGCTGTTAAAACAGCTCTTATTATTGTAAAATACATTAATAAAGAGCACAATGCTCTTGAGGAGGTCTATTATGAAAATAGTATTATGAAATCTTTATTAATGTATCTCTGTTTGTATAATCATTATAACACTTTGTTGAACAGTGTGTCAAATTGGGGCGGGATATGAGAATCGAACTCATGCAAATAGGTTGGAAACCTAATGTTCTGCCATTAAACTAATCCCGCTGATGTTTGTTACTAAGATCCTGTAAAACCATTATCTATAATTGTTTCTGTAGAAATTGTCCACTTCTCTTCGTCCATACCTTTACTTTCACTTTCTTTCATGTTATTATCCTCTTTATAAATCATAGCTCTTATGGACCCATTCATCACTTACCTTCTGCAAACGATCTTTAATTTCATACAAGTTTTCTCTTTGCTTTTGCCTTTCAAGAAAACCTTTTGCAACATCTAAATCTGTTTTACTACAATGATCCATCTGTAAAAGTTCTTTCCACTTGTCCATGAAAACCTCTCTTTGCTAAAAATAAAGCATAACAGTTCCTAGCCTACATACCTATTGTATTTTCTACACACCACACAGGTACATCCTTCTACTTCCAAGCTTTGCTTTTTAGTTTCTGTGGTAACGGTTTAATTCCTAATTACAATCAATTTATCATACAATTGTATATCAGAGGTAGGGTGGTAGGATAAGGAAATAGGTACAATCTTCCATACACCCTTTTAAAAATAACCCTATCCACAGTAGCGACTCTGTGTGCAAGTCGGGTTAACTCTTGCATAAAGACACCTGATGCCAATAAAGACAACGGTTTCCTAAGGTATTCTCTGTGTAACCAAATTCACTCCCTTTTACAGAAGTAACCACTGTTAGTTACATTGTGATAAATTTAGGTGAAGAGTCAATTCCTGCTGCACAATCCACCTCATATTTACAAGTATAGTCTTAATTCACTTGAATGTCAACGTTTCAATGAAATCATCTATCTCTTTAACATAGTTAAAGGTGTCGATGAAATCTCCACGTTTGTAATCGAGCGACTCACCCGATATATCTTCAAAACCTTGTTTTAATATATTGATAGCTGCATTATGATCTCTTTGGTGTGACACACCACAAGAACATTGCCACTTCCTAATTGCAAGATTTTTAATCTTTTTATTTTGTTTACCACAAACACTACACCGCTGAGAAGACGGGAACCATTTATCTACTTTATTGAAAGTTTTACCATACCAATTAGCCTTGTATTCAAGTTGGCGGGTCAACTCATAAATTGAAGTATCATATAAAGCTCTGTTTACGTTGGCGATCTGCCCCGTCATTCCTTCGGATGATAAAGTTTCTGTAC